TTTCTCTCCTTTCGGACCAATCTGGCCAAGCCAACCCCCCGTCTCTCCCTGCGGGCCTGCCTCTCCCAATTCACCTTGTTCACCTTGTTCACCTTGTTCACCCTCAATGCCAACAGGACCCGACTTGCCTGTGATGCCAATATTTCCTTGATCACCTTTATCTCCTTTCACACCTTCAGGACCGATAAGTCCTTGTTCACCTAGAGGTCCTATTGGACCCACAATACCTTGTTCGCCGATTACACCTTGTTTTCCTTGTCCGCCTCTTGGACCGACCACTTTACCAACATCTAGTTGTTCACCATCAGCAAAGTTTAATATTAATTTCTCTTCAAATATACCTACTTCAGTTAAAGAATTACCATCTTCTCCTTTGTCTCCTTTTTCACCTTGTGGGCCACTATCTCCAGGATTACCCACAATGACAGTTTTACCATCTTCACCAGAATCACCTTTGGGTCCACTAGGACCCTCTATAATTTTAACTCTATCTAACTGTTCTTGAATAGATACCAACCGTTTACTAATTTCATTTCTAGAAATTTTTACAGCGGCTGCTAGAACTTTAGCTTGGAGAAGTTCTTTCATTATTCTTCCTCGTCATCCAATTCGATATTGTCTATCAAAGATGACATTTTAGCAATAAGTTTTTGATCTTCTTCATTCATTTCTAATGGTTTAAATTCTTCTTCTTGTGCAACAGGCTCTTCTGGTTCGTTGTCCTTTTCCTCATCATCAATATCATCTTCGTCGTTCATAGGACTATCTGGATCTTCCTCTTCTTTCTTAATTTCAATATCCATTTCTTCTATTTCTTCTTCAGTCATATGAAGAACATTTTTACGAATCCAAGCCAGAGAATAATACTTGCCAACAAAGGATTCAATCTCATTAGCAAGATTTAACCTTTCCCGTAGTATTTCAGATTCTTTTAATTCTGAATAGTAATTGTCATGAGAGAATTCAAAAGAGATATTTTCACGAATCTTTTGCCAATCTTTACGATTGATAACGCCTTTTAATACTAATTGAATTTCTAATAGTTCATCAAATAGATGAGTGAAACGATTACGCAATCTTTTAATAAACTTAGAGAATTTTAATTCATCTCGGGTGATTTCATTAGATCTACCTAAGTTAAATTGATTTTCTGATTCCAAACGAGTGACTGGCACATTAAGAGACTTATACAACTTACGCCGGAAGTAATCTACATCATCCATTTCACCCAGATTAGTGCCTCCAGGTAAAGTTTCGATTTGAGTGCCTCTACCACCTTCACGTCTGGGTAACCAGAAGTCTTCTAACATAGTCATAAACTTACGATCATCTCTTACTTCACCTGTAGTAGCATCATAAACTAGACGATTCTTATACTTGGCCATCATATTAGCTAAGTATTGTTCTGCTTTTGCTGGAGGTAGATTGCCCACATCAATGTAAAAGATACGTCTTTCTGGTGCTCTAGATAGACGATAGATTACAGTAGCATCTTCCAACATCCGAAGTTGATTTAGAGGCTTGATAGCTTTATGAAGATAACCTAGAATAAATTGATTATTAGGATCTATTACGCCACTGGTTACATGACAGATAGAATCTTTAGCTACTTTAATTCCACTCTGAGTACCGGCGGTTCCAATACCTTTAGCGTAATATACAAAGTATTCATTAAACCCCGATTCAATAGGAATTTTAGTACGAGGATCTATAGTAGTAATATTCTCTCGTATTTTCTTAATTTTTCTAGGGTCGATTTTGCGTAATTCAGCGATGCCTTCTCTAGGTTTAGCATCGTTTATCATAATATGATAATATAAACGACCATCGATATACCATTGTTTAAAGATATCATACCCGTTAGCATTAAAATCTAAAAGTTTTAAAACGTTATAGAATTCTTGTCTAATTTTTGTTTTAATAGTATCTGAGTATTCTAATTCATCTAAGAGAATATCAACGGGCATAGCGTCATCAATGACAACAGCCTCATTAACAATATCTTCAATAGCACTATCACACTCTGGTTGCATGGCCATAGTACGATATCGAGAAACTAGATCTGCTTCTGATTTAGTAGTGCCTTCTAGATCAACGTATGTACCATATACACCTCCAGCAGCTACTTCTACTGCTCCATCATCATGTGCTGGTGGCACAAATGATTTTACTGTATCAGAAACTTCTTCTTCTTTAGTCTTTGCAATTGTGAAACCAAATAATTCTACTGCCATATATCACACTTCCTAGTATAGATTCTATAATTCTATTTATATTATGAAAAAACGACGGTCACGAAGCAACCGCCGTTCTTTCTAAGTCTTTATAATAAAAATCATGTTCCGACTTACGTTACGCTCCGACTGCTAGTGCTTCCCAATAATCTACAGAAAAGGTTACATCGAACGTTTCCATTGCGTCATTAGTGCCCCAATCTAGAGCAATAGCGCCGACGCTCACAGGAAAGATACCTCTCATAGAATAAGATCTAAGAGCATTACCACCCTTACCGTACTGTGTTACCGTGGCAGTAGACTTATATTGTCCAGCACTGATAAATCCGGTATCTCTAAGATTGGATTGTAAACCGTTAATCTTCTCAGACCAATTTTCCATTGCACTACGAATAGCGAAATCTTCATCATTAATAACAGTAACCGACCAATCAGCAACTGTTCTGTTACCAGCAAACTTAATAGGCCGCCCAAAATAGTTTTGGGTAGCAACGCCTAAAGTTGATTCAGGAATACTTGAAGCCTGAATCATGAAGGCACTCTGTAAGGTTTGTGATAGATTGACGGGATTGTGAACCATAACCTGGAATAGGTTAGGTCTAGCTCCCCCACCTGCTAAAGCACCCTGAAATCCATTAATATTAAATGCCATTTGACTTTTCTCCTTATCTTTTAATTATTTATACTAGAACTGGCCAACTACTTCACTAAAGTCAACACCAGTTCGCACTGCGACGAAGTTTAGCTGAATAAAGTTGATAGAACGAGCAGGTTTGATGTAGATATCACCAACGAACTCATTACGATCAATGACCTCGGGGGTGTTATTAGAATCATCGCACACTACTCTAAAGTCAAATATACCTCTGCGACCTTGTACGTCACGAAGGAATGGGTCTACTAGATTAACAAAGTTTGCTCTAGTGAATTCATCGTTGAACTCGAAGAGGGTAAACTTAGCAGCCGTAGCAATAGCTTTTTCTAATACAATAAAGAGTCTTCTTACGTTAATTCGATCAAAAGCACTAGGCTTAGATAACATAGTCTTATCACCGAATAGAACAGTACCTTGGCCTGGGAATGTAGTTACGGGGTTGACACCGCTTTTATAAAGAACGTCTCTTTCTGATTTATTAGGATTATATGATAGTTTAATAACATTCTTGAGTTGACCACGATTGAAACCAGCAGGTGAATACCATGGATCACGAACTCTATCAGTTCTTACCATTGTACCAGCAGTATCACCATTTAATGGAACATGTCGATATAGATCGTTAAACTTATCATACTGATACTTCCAACCTGAATCAATTACTGCATATGAGCTTGATGGTAGAGTGTTACGGTATGCAACAATATCTTCTGCTTCCGATCCCGAGAACCGTGAGTTATCTACAACATCAGCCTTTTCAGGTGAAAGTACTGCTAAACAATCTTTACGATATTCAGCAATTTGATTTACTAGATGAACTGCTCTGGTCTGATTAGCTGAAGCACCTAGAATGAAAGAACAATCTACTTCTTCTGTATTCTTGAAGAAATTATAACCGTCAATGTAATCAGCATTTGATGGAGTAGCACCATCTCTACCGTTTACTAATGATGAAGACTGAACTTGAGTTCCGCCAACGAAAGTTGTACCAGCTACTTTACTACCAGCATTAGTATTACTTGCGTGATGGCCAGTCCACCATACATATGCTGATCTTCTATTAAGGATTTCTTTATAATAGTTACTACTACCGTCAGCAGTCTTAGCATCTTCGGCCAATGAAAGATTAGAGAAAGTCTCTAATACCTGATTTTTAGTGCCTGACCATTTACCATCTTCATCAACAATGGCAATATGAATTTCATCCGCTACACCACTTTGTGTATTAGCATAAGCAGAAGTGCCGGGTGCTACATCAAAGCGAGGAGTGAATTCCCAGTATCTAGTAACATTAGCTGGTGCACTATGAGTAGCATTTATTGCAATAGTATTGCCCGTATACTTCTCTTCTAGTGTAAGAGTCGTTGCTCCGCCAATAGCTGAAATACGAATTTTCTGTTTGTCGGGCCCTAGTTCGATTAGGTCGCCTACTACTAATTGAGTGGAAAAAGCAGTATTATTACCAGTAAGTGTGGTTGTTTGTGTGGTAATAGAAACATTGCCCGAAATACCATTTGACCAAGCAGTAGCACTAGCACATACAGAAACCTTCAATGAATTTCCTAGTTCTCCAGGATACTTAGCAACCCATTCTCCTACACCCGTAATACCAGTATTATAGTTATCATCATAATCATCACCGTTTTTAATAACAGTATTGATGGTATTACTAGCAGCTCCCGTAGCATTACGAGCCGCAGTGGTTAAAGATGAAACACCAGTTTGTATTACCCGTACAGTCTGTAATGCGTTTGAATATGAAAGAAAGTTTGTGGCTGTGAAAAAATCATCAGCGGTATTTGAATTGGGCTTATTAAAATTACTAACTAAATCATTTTCGCTAGTGATTAGAACTCTTTTATCTACTGGACCCCATACAAAATGTCCAGCGAGACCAGCAGATGTGGTATCGACGGCAGGGACTACAGTAGTAAGATCAATCTCACTAACATTAACGCCTGGAGATACTTGAAAGGCCATATTGTTTAACTCCTTAGGTTATATATTTTAACTAACTATCATTTACTTTTATTTATAATATGGCTGTTTTAACTAAGTTAATTAGTCTAAATACAACATGGAACATACTCTAGAAACCAAAAATAAAATAAGATCCGCCCGTCTTGGTAAAAGATTTTCAGATCAAACGAAATCTAAAATGAGTGTCTCTCATACGGGTAAAACGCATTCCGAAGAAACTAAAAGAAAAATTAGTGAAACTATTCTACGCAAGAAATCAACTGCTAGAATAGACGACCCTTGGTCTTTTACCAATTGATATTTTTTAAATCATTCAGACTATATGGATCTAAACTATCCTTTTCATAATCATCTACTGCATCATACTTAAACCCGAATGGTAATAAATCAGCCTCTATCATAGCTTCTTTATCCCTCAAAAATCTTTCTCGTATATCAGAATTCGTTAGTTCTTTGAAATAAGGTTGACGAATTAACCATGAAAATAATACTAAACACATTACTAGATCATCATGATATCCATCATCCGCTTCATATGAATCTTTCTTATTAACAAAGTTAGACAATTCTTCTAAGATATCAAAATCTTCTATTATGATTTTTTTATCTTCTACCAAGTCCTTTAGAGTAGAACAGCCAATACGTTTTACTTGTTTCGTTGTTCGTACACCTAATTGTCTGTTAGAACTAAACCCACCGCCAATTACTTGGCCAGCACGACCTTTCACATTAGTTATGAATAAATTCTCATACTCCAAATCATTGTGTAGAATATTAGCTATTTGTTCACCAATATCATTAATTTCTACTAATACAAATGCTTCATTGTAGTTAGTAGCTACATTATAAATTAACTCTGGATAGAGTATAGGTGATATTAATGAATCTTTGAATTTAGCCACTATACGATACGGCACAGAAGTAATATCTATAACTACAAAGGCTGAGTTATCTAATCCTACCCCTCTAGCAGTATCTACTGTTACTACATATTGATGATCAGGTAAGATATCTCCATATTGATCAAATCCATTTTTATGGAATGTAGGAGTGATAAAAGCTAGATTCCGTAGTATATTTACATTGATAAGTGTGTTTGTACTACCTAAGAATTCACAAGCAAACTCTTGATTAAAATCTTCTTCACTAGTATTAGCTATTTGTTCCTGTTTCCACTCAGTATTTCTTCCTGGCGTTTCCCACCAGTCAACTGCAAGTGGTTTGAAGTTACTTCGCTTTTCTTCTGCTTCTACCCACATCTTATAGAAATGATTCATACCTTTAGGTGTAGAAACAATAATCATTTTAGTTTCTTGGCCAGATGAT